CGATCGAGCCCTTCGGCTCGAACCAGTCAGAGCGCGCCTTCCGGACCGGCGACTCCGGTCCCGGACCGTTGATGTCCTGCGTCAGCCGACCGCCGAACGCCCTACGAGCCCGGTCAAGGTGCCTCCGTCGGGGAATCGCTTCCCTCATGGCCCTGACCGCCGCCACCTGGCGCTGAAAGATGCTGCGCGCTGGAAAACGGTGAGCCGCCGCGGGCGAACGAGCGACCGCCACGACCATGGATACCGCCACCGCGTGCCCGCTTCGCCAGGCTCCCGCCCTCACTGGCACCGCCAACGGCACCGCCAGCCTTGCGAGCCGGGATCTTGCCGCCTCTGGCACGCGCTACCGTGCGACCACCACGCGCCCGATCGTCAGCGTCGTTATCGTCTTCTTTGCGCTCCTCGTCCTTGTCGACCTTGCCGCCGCGCGCGCGACGCTTGTTGATGGCCATGACCATTGCTCCTGTCAGTAGTTGGAGATCCCGGCTTGCAGCGCCTCGACGGCGACACTGCCGGCGCCTGCCGTGATCGTGGCCCGCCAGCCACGACATGGCGCAGTGATGACCAGGCTTGAGCTGGCGGTGGCGGCAGCAACCGTGGTGGGGCGAGCCAGGACGATGCCGGTGTAGCCTCGTGCCTGCACCTGATTGGGTGGGGTCCAGTAGTCGTCCATCGTGGTCTCGATCGAGTAGGTCACCGCCCCTGTCACCACGCTCTCGATGTCCAGGACGAACGGGTCGAGGTGATAATTCGGCATGAACCACTGCGACGAGCCGGTGCTGTTGGTGCCGACCGTGACAGCGCTGGTCGCCGCAGATGCAGTGATCCTGGTGATGGTCCTGAAGTTCACCGGCACGACCGCGACACCGATGTTCGCGCCCTGAACAGCGCTGCTGATCGTCATGCCCGCGTCGTTGGTGCCGTAGACGGTGAAGGTAACACCGCTGTCGTTGCCAGCCGAGGTGATGATGATCTGGCGCTGAGTGTCGAGGATCGCCACGCCGCCGACCACGGCAGCGCCATTGAGCGCGAGTGCGCCACCGCCGGCGGCAATGGTCTGCGAGAGACAGACGTTGTTCGCCGATGCCGCGGCCAAACTCTTGCTGAAGCTGACCGGCAGCATTTAGAGGATGCCGCCTGCCAGGTTGACAGTATGCAGGTAGCGCATGGTGACAAGAACACTGCCTGCAGACGTGGCACCGACCGGCGTCACGGTGGCAACCACGGTGGTGTTGGCCCCGACATTGTTCATCGAGGTAAGCTGCGCCGCAGTATAGGTCAGAGCGATCCGACCCGCCGCCGCCTTGCAGTCAACCGACGTGACGTACTGAGTGCCAGCGGCTGCGGTGCCAATCGTCATGATCGCCGACGTCGCCGAGTTGAACTGCGTCAAAACGTCGACATCGAAGTTCAATATCGTGGAACTGGGCGGTATCAGAAAGGTGGCCGACACCGCATTGGTGCTGTTCTGTGCGATAGGCAGACGCTGCACGAGTTCGCAGAGCCCAAAGTCACCCTGCTTGCTCGGTGGACTGCCCATGACGGTGCCGGTACTCACCGGCCCGCCCAGCAGGAAGGTTCCCGGTCCTGGCATTTACGCCTCCTTCAGCTCAAGCAGTGGGATACTGTCCAAAGGCGGCGCGTGGATTTTTGTACCCGATGCCATAGCGCTCGTATCCGATCACCAGCAGGTTGCCAGTCGTGGGATCGACCTGCAGGTCCATCTCGAACCCGACGCGATCATAGTACACCAAGCCTCTGACATTCGTGAGCACGAACCAGGCGAAGTTGCTGGTCAGGAACTCGTTGACTGAGTATCCCTCGGGCAACGCGCCGGTCGACACGATGGCACTCACATCATTGTTGGCAGTGCCGGTGCGCAGCTCAGTCTTGGTCAAACGCTCAGCCGCCCATTGCAGATTGAGCGGGACGATCATCTTGCGCCCACGGGTCAGCACCAGCAGACCGGCCTGATCGGGGAAGGTGCGGATCGCGTTCAGCGTCGTCTCAAGCGCGCTCTCATTGAGATCGAGCGGCACCGACATAGTGTTCGCATAGACCCCGTTGTCGATCGGGTGATTGGTGGCAAACAACGCGACACCATCGCCGCCGATCAGCGGATTGTAGGTCTGACCGGTATTCAACAACTGCGCCGCGAAGATGTCTTTGGTCTGAGCGAAGCTCTCCAACAACCCCAGCGACTGCGGCGCGAACGACTCCTTGTAGAGATTGTCGTCCAGGCTCTCCCTGGTCTGGGCAAATCCCAGACCCACCGCGCGATGTTCGAGGTTGTAGACGAAACGCTGCCCCGGCGCGTTGTCGAACACGGTCGCGCCACCCTCGTTCTTGAGCTGCGCGAGACCGGTGTAGCGCGCCTCGACGAAGCGCTCGACCGCCATCCTCGATGTGCCAATGGACAGGAAATCCTTGTACCGTGCCGGGATCATCGGGTACTTGCCTTCGATCCCCGCTAGTCCTGGCAGCAGGAAGTCGCGGATATTACTTCTGTTGATAGGCATCGCCGCGCCTCCCTATGCCTGACCGGTTCGGGTCGTCTGGTCGTTCGTGTTCATGATGACTTCGACCCAGTTGTTGCTTTGGGTCGCGTCATAACCGGGGAACGGACCACCAGGTGACGCAAGGGGGTTCGGGTATCCTACGATGCCGACAATGCGGAACGGGAAGGTCGCGGTGTTGGCGATCGTCGCCTGGTTCAATGCCGCCACCGACATGCCGGCGAGCGTCGGTGTTCCCGAGCTGGCGGCGACAAGATCGATGTTCAAACCGACCTGTGCCTGGGTGACCGGTGAGGCACCCTGCGTCTGGCAGCGATAAGTGTCGTTCTCGGAGCTATCGACGAATGCCTCGACGATTGAACCCGAGAGCAACGTCGGTGCCCGCCAGGCGGGCTGGAACTGGGTCCGCTGCGTATTCGGATCGTAGTATTTACAGCCTCGGAAGATCCCGTGAACGGTGGTTCCTCCCGCGACGTACAGTCGCATCGTGCCGTCGGATGCGAGGAACACCGGATCGCCGTTGGCGATCTGAGTGGCATAGTTCCAGAGGATATAAGCGGTCGGGCTGCCCCAGGTGGGTGCGCGGCCATCGTACGGGCGCCCGCTCTGGAAACCAGATGGCGCATACGGGTTAGGCATGACGCGGGACTCCGCTGTCAGCGGCTGTCCCTCGTCGCGAGGCACAAACAAGCCGGATGAAAACAGAGCCCGCCGGGGGCTTTAGAGCGGAGCGACCCTCATTCGCGGGGCTCGCAACCGAAACGCGTCACCGGAGCCGGTCCGGGTAGAATGTCGGGACTATGCACCCGACTATCCGATTTGTGCAACCACGAGCTGGTAAGTGTCCCACGCCAGTGTTCGACCGCCCGCGGTCTGCACGGTTATCGTCACCAGATAATCGATCGGATTGCTGACCGTGAGCAACGGCACGTCATAACCGACCGCCAGCATGACGGTCACGACACGCATGGTCGCATCGACGCTCGCGGTGCCAGCCCAGGTCAGATCCTGACTGGTCATCGGCAGGCCATCACGCCGCGCCACCGAACACAGGATTGCGGTGATGGTATCACCGAGCTGGGCGAGATCAGGCGTGGTGTCGCGGGTCCGGCTATCGTAGTTGCCGGCGCGCATTGCGCCCCAGCGCTCCGGCTGCGGATTGAGCGTCGCCGCGGTTTGAGCGCCGCTCATGCTGCCAGCGCCTGGTTCGGGGGACACACCGCAAACGGCTGCGTCGTCACTTCACGCGCCACCGCGGCGGTGGAGACGGTCCGCAGCAGCGGCCAGGTCAGACACGGCACGGTGCCGATCTGGGTGAGTGCGAGAGCTTCGGGGCCAGCAGCGACTGGCATTGTCGCGACCGGATTGGTGGCGATAGCGCCTTGAAAAAGGATCATTGCCAACCGACGCCACTGAAGACGTGAGAACTGTCCGACGCCACGACACTGACCGCATTGGCCGATGCGGTCAGGACCAGCGTCTGGCCAGGGACGAGACAGGTGGTGTTGCCGCCCGGAATCGAGGCCGCCGTTCCGACTTCAGCCACACACAGGTTTGTGGTTGCGGTCGATGGATTGTTCAGCCATCCGCC